ATTCTATCGGTGTTGGGTTACGAGCTGATTGTTCGTAAAAAAGACTAAAGCGGGCTTTACTTTAGTAATAAAGTAAGCTATAAACGGGGCGTTGTAAACGAGGAGAAAACGAGATGGCTTACCTTATTCGCTACGACGCCCCCCAGACGGTAGACGACGAATTCGATTACCTTGAAAATGTCGTCGCTGAGATCGTCGCCGATTTTATCGGTCACGATACTGTCATTGGTTACGTTTATGTAAATAAAGACGGAAAGCTCCGTCGTCAGCTTTGCGGTTGGCTTTGAGCCCCACCGCTATACAAAAACTCATTCGGCGTTTGAAGGTTGAACTTTCAGACGCCGAATGGGCGGGGGACGAGCGCCTCGCGGCGACTCTCCGAAAGAAACTCGAGACGCTACTTTTTAAAAAGAGCGTAGGCGAAACTCATGACTGGGAGTTTTAGATGACTTATGTACTGATGGTAAAAGACACTAAGGGGCACGGGCGCGAGATCGCGAAGAAATTCGGAGGCCGTCAAGTCGAAGGCGGCACGCTGCGAGACGTTTACGAGTTCGAAGATTACGATAGCCTTTACGCAGCGACGGATGAAATCTCTCAACAGGGGATGACGCTCGAAAGCTACGCGAATCAGGAACGGGTATACGCGCCGTGGAACGCTTGCTGGGATGCGGCGGATATTTTTTGGAAGCTTGACGAGCCCGACGACATCATGATGGCATTGAGCACGTTGCTTGGTGTTTTCAAGACGCTGTATAAGAAAGAATATCAGGAAGAAGTCTTAGAACGGGTTATTGAGTCTGCGCTTGAGATGGAAGATCCAACTGAGAACGAAGAGGAATAAACGATGAGCGATTTACTAGTGACAGTTAACTCACCGACATCACGCGGTACCAAATACATCGAAAAGATGTATCCGCCGCTCAGCGCCGAATACATCGACTGGACAGGTTGCTCAGACGGTACCGAAGACACGGTTCTTTTATTGAGCGAAACGCAGTTTGAACAGCTTATCGAGCGACTCAGTAAGTTGAAGACCAAGTATATCCTCGAGACTATGCCCGCGAATCAGCCGTTTAAGATTGGGTCAAGTCGGGAATATGCAAAGCGTCGAATTGAGCGCACAGAGGAACTCCGCAAGCTTAGAGAAGGATAACGAGATGATGTTTGAGTGCGGAATATATAAAATCGAAAATACGCAGACAGGCGATTTTTATATCGGCTCCTCGTTTGAATTAGATGCGCGAGAATGGTCTCATTTTAATAAATTCAAACGAGGAAAACACACTAAGAAATTAAAGGCTGCATGGGAGGCTGAAGCGGATAAAAGCGTTTTCAAATTTACGATCGTTTTCTATTGTCGACGAGAGGACCTTGAATTTTTCGAACAAAGATCGTTAGACGTTTATCAACCCGCGTACAACGCCCGTAAGAAAACTGCTAGAGGCGAAAAACCTAAAAATCATGGCGAGTTGACTTCGCAGGGTCTCGCCACTTTTTGGGTTTCACCGGAAGGTGAACGTTCTAAGAAAGAACGGGGGGAAAATCAAAAACTTTTTTATCAAACCGACGAAGGTCTTCAGGCCGCTAAAGAAATTAGCCTTCGCGTCACGGAGGATTGGTCCGGGGAAAAAGGTGACGAAAGACGTATTACGCAAGGGGCTAAAGTAAGTAAATCGAAAAAGGCGTATCATCAAACAGATGAAGGTACGTTAGCAACAAAGCAACAAGGAGAGCGCTTATCGGCGTGGTACGACGATACTGAGGAAGGACGCGCAAAAGCGAAAGAAATCAGTGAACGTGAGTCAAAATCAAAGACAGAATATTTTAAAACAGAGCGTGGAATAGCTCAAGCTAAAGAACATAGCTTAAGGGTAAGCGGATTGAATGCGCCAAGGTGTACGATAACCGCCGAACAGTTGAAGGGTATACGAGAAGCGACAGGTACCACCGCGCATATTGCTCGATTATTCAATGTAACGTGGGGTGTTGTAGACGGTATCCGAAAAGGTCGAACATATAAACAATAAGGAAACAAAACTATGACAACGATTGACTCTGATGAAATCCTTCACATCCTAAAAAAGGTTGTGGATAAAATAGAAGACCAACGCGCGAGGGAAACAGGCGGTCTTTCTCCGACCGCGCCGCCGCTGTCAGAGCGTAAACGCGCACCGCGTTACCCTCTCCGCGAAGACGTCGGAACAGTTTTTCGGTCAAAACCCGATTATGATTGGACATGTCCATATTGCTTAAAACCAATTATGGAAAACGACATGATCGTCGCTTTTTCTCCACGCCCCGGCGCACGCACGACATACGCGCACGCATATTGCGACTCTATCGAGGAGGCATATTGCCGTGAGCTGGACAGAGACTGAAGATCAGCTCCTTCAGCAGCTTGTCTCTGAAGGACTCCCCACGCGGGAAATTGGTAAGCGATTGGGAAGAACGCGCAACGCGGTTTGCGGTCGTGTGTTCCGGCTTAGAAAATTGGGGGAAGTCGAGTTTACACGTAAACCAGAAACCCCCGCGCCAAAACCGGGCCGTCCGCGTAAGCCGCGAAAGGTCAAGCCGATTGACGCGCCTAAGAACCTTTGGGAGTCGATTTTCGATTTAGGGAATAACGACTGCCGGTTTCCGGTAGGCGCTAAGTTTTGCTGCAAACCAAAGAAAGAAGGGTCGTCATATTGCCAAGAGCATTATGACATCGCTTACTATGTGAGAGGAAAATAAGATGACGATTGTTTTTGTTCGTGGAACGAGTGGTAGTGGGAAGTCTACTCTAGTGCGTGAGATTATGTCAGGCTACACAACTAAGGAGCCGGAGTTTGTTGAAAAACGTAAGCAACCATGGAGTTATACACTGACAGAGCCTGGTAAAAAACCTCTGTATGTGTTAGGTCATTATGAGGTTGCATGCGGTGGGTGTGACACGCTCCCGACGCTTGATATAATATTCAACATGATCAAGGCGGCTCATGCTGATGGCAAGCATGTTATCGCCGAGGGCATGCTGCTCGCTTCTGACGTCAAGCGTGCTGTTGCTGTTGCTGAGGAAACTAATGACGTTCTAATCGTTAGTTTAACCACACCCATCGATCAGTGTTGCGACAACATTCGCACACGGCGTGCGTTGAAGGGCAACGACAAAGAATTAAACGAAACGAACACGCGCAACCGTCATAACTATGAGCAAAAGCAGATAGAAAAGCTCAAGGCGGCTAACGTAGATATACGAGCATTAACATATGACGGAGCTCTCGAAACCATCCGACGCGCTTTTAACTGACGAGCAGCACACTGAGTTAAAAACTCAGTGGCTAAACAACGAAATTTCTCACGCAGACTTTATGTGGCTCTGCGGACATGGGGAAGATAGCTATGCATTGTATTACAGCCAGAAATCCAGCCGAAGGTCTAAGAATCGCAATAAAGCGACTCACGGAAAATCCGAATATTATTGATACGCGTAACGGACCGGCGAACACGTTCGACGCGCCGTTGATGGTGCATTTCACGCACCCCAAGGAATGCTTCGTTGGCGATCCGGCGAGGGACGCGAATCCATTCTTCGCGTTGGCAGAGGCGTTTTGGCTATTGGCAGGGCGCGACGATTCAGCGTTCATGGATAACTACGTCAAGACGTTCGGATCACGTTATGCGGACGATGGCGTTTTAATTGGTAGCTACGGGAAGAGGTGGCGAAGTCATTTTGGGTTTGATCAATTAACAGCGTTAATTGATAAACTCCGCTCTGACCCCGGTACGCGCCAAGCCGTCATTCAGATGTGGGAGGCGGCGGATATGACAAAAGTTGTCAAGGACCGCCCGTGTAACACGTCAGTAATATTCCGCATCCGCAAGGGTAATCTGGATATGCTGATTACGAACCGCAGCAACGACATTATAAATGGGATGATGGGCTATAACCCTACGCAGTTCTCCATGCTGCAAAGGGTGATAGCGGATCATCTCGGTATACCAGTTGGTAAGTATTGGGTGTGCTCGAATGATGCGCATATCTATATCGAGGATCTGGAGGCGCTGAATAAGCGCGGGGCGCTTACTAAAAGCGTGTATCCGCCGAAGAAGTTTTTGAAGATCGTCGAGAACGTCTTGTTGTGGGAAAATGACCTGCGGAGATTGATGGAAGCGCTCGATAAGCTCCACGCCTCCGGCAAAACAGATGAACCCGAGTTGGCAAATACGTTCTTATCGCAGGTCGTGTTTCGTGCTTGCGTTGCGTATTATTATCACAAGGACGGGCGGCGGTCGGAGAGTTGGCTTATGGCCGATCAGATTGCCGATTTGTCTTGGCGTCAGTTTTGCGTTGATTGGCTCGAGCGTCGGGGGAAGAAATGATTGATGAAGAAACATTTGTTCACGATCCGCGCCGCGCCGGAGACGTGAAACGATATCACGCACAGACGCATTTAGTTCCACAGTCGGTCGCTGCGCATTCGTGGAATTTAGCGCGTATCGTTACCACGATATGGCCGGAAGTACCGAAGCATGTTATTGTGTATTGCATTTATCACGATATCGCAGAAGGCGCTTGCGGGGATTTACCCTATACGACTAAGCTCCGCAGCGCGGCCATAAAAGAGAACATGGATTTACTCGAAACGGGGGCGGTTCGAACAATGATAGGGATTTGGGGTATCCCGGGGCTACCTAAATTGACGGACGAAGAAAAGAGATTTGTGAAAGCCGCGGAATACGTGGAGTTTGCTGAGTATTCTTGGAATGAGAAAAATCTCGGTAATAAATACATACAAGTCGTCTTGGATCGAGTTTTACCGTTGATTAACGCGACGAAGTTCAAAGACACGTATTTGAATACGAGATTTCACTCGTATGTAAAGCAGAGAAAGCTTTACGAAGAGGGGGTTTTAAAATGACGAACGTTGACGATACGCTAGACGAGCGCGGAACAAAGTATGGCGATTATGGGGAGCAAGCGGCGATCGTCGAGCGGCTGATCGAAACGATCCGTAAGTCACCGAACTGGGACCATATGCCGGCAACACATCGTGTAGCGCTTTATCTGATAGCACTCAAGATTGGGCGAGTGTGCACAGGCGACGTAAATTACGATGACAACTGGCGCGACATCGCCGGATATGCGACGCTTGTAGAACGAGAGATAAACGGACAATGAGTCAATTGGCGTTATTTACACCGACATCGGAATGGGTTCCCCCTAAAGCTCTCCCAGAGCTTAAGGGGGAGTCACTGGTAGCGGTTGACATCGAAACGCGAGATATGGGGCTTGAGCAGGGTTTGGGCCCTGGTTGGCCTTTCTCGTTGGGTTTCGTGATCGGAATAAGTGTCGCTTGGGGGGAAGACAAACAGGTGTATTTACCTGTTCGTCACCCCGACACAAAATGTTTTGAGCCTGCGCAGATAAAGGGATGGCTAACCGAATTATTTGCTCAGGATAATACTCGATTTGTTTTTCATAACAGTGGTTATGATTTACCTTGGTTAAATTGGCAATTTCAGTGTGGTTGGCCTAAGAATATCGACGATACAGCGATTCTGTCGGTATTAGTGGACGAGAACAGATATTCATACCGACTAGATGCGTTGTGTAAAGATTACGGCTTACCCGGCAAAGACGAAGTGCTTTTACGCGAGGCGATTGCTGCGTTTGGGCTGAAAGACGCTAAGGGCGAAATGTATCGCTTACCCGCCAAATTTACGGCACCGTATGCCGAACAAGATGCACGCGCGACGCTAAATTTATTTAAACTTTTATATCCGATCGCTGAACAAGAGCAGACACTCGAAGCATATAAGCTTGAGTGCGATTTAATTCCGATGATCGCGGAAATGCGAAAACGTGGTATACGTGTGGATATGGCGAAGGCCGAGGAATCCGTAGCATATTTTGAAGACGAACGTAACAAAGTCCTCGCTGAAATTAGCCGTAATCTCGGTAAGTCTACAACGATGGAGGCGATTCGCTCGCCGCAATGGTTGATTGATGCGTTCACGCGTGAGGGGATACCGTTCCCCAAAACCGAAAAGGGAAACGCGTCATTTCAAGCTGATTGGATGAGCAAGCATGAGCATTGGTTACCAAAACTCATCACCGCTGCGAAAAAATATACTGACGCTAGCGAAAAATTTTTTAAATCATACATCATAGATTTCGCGAAAAATGGTAGAATTCACCCAACTATAAATCAATATCGAAGCGATGAGGGCGGCACACGTTCGCATCGATTTTCGTATTCTAATCCGCCACTTCAACAAGCACCGTCCAAGCAAGGTCTCTTCGCTTCAGCATTTCGCGGCGTGTTTCTTCCGGAAGAGGGCGAAGTTTGGTGTGCCACCGATTATAGTCAAATTGAAATAAAACTAATGTGCCACTATGCGGAATTAATCGGCGCAAATAAAGCCGATGTTGCGGGGGACGCCTACCGCTCAGACCCAAATACCGATTTCCATAGTTTTACAGCATCAATTAGCGGCTTACCGCGTAAAGACGCTAAATCAATTACTTTTGGGCGCGCCTACGGCGCTGGCCTGAAAAAGTTTGCGCAAATGACGGGAATGACTGAGGCTGACGCAAAAGCCGCGATGTCACAGTATGACGCTCGCATGCCGTTTATTGCCGAGTTGAGTAAATCTTGTCAAGAACGCGCAGCCAATACGGGTCAGATACGCCTAATAAACGGTGCACTTCGGCACTTCGATCTTTGGGAATGTGCTGAGTGGAGCGTTCGGGGGCTTCCAGTGAGTCGTGAAGAAGCGGTACGTAAAACTAAAACGCCGGGTGACGACTGGTATGGCCGGCGTATCCGCAGAGCTATGACGTCAAAAGCTATGAACGCGCTGGTGCAGGGGAGCTCAGCAATTCAGATGAAGAGCGCTATGCGAGATATATGGCGGGAGGGTATTGTCCCGTTACTGACGCTTCATGA